ATCCAGAGAAATTTTAGGTTTGTTTGAGAGGGTGGATCTGCAGCCTTTGTTTCATTTTACTTCCTTGAGAAGTCTGGTTGATATTCTTTCTTCAGATATACTGAAGGCAGACAGTGGATTTATTTCTTTCACCAGAAACAAGAGGTATGACCTGGCACCTGGAGCTACAGGTCATGGCAGGGATGTCAGAGTAGAGTTTGACAAGAACAGCCTGGCCAGTACCTATCGCATAGAGCCTTTTGACTACTGGGGTGACTCATTGGGCGGCACAAACAAAAAAGTAGAATCGGAAGAAAGAATAAAAGCAAAGTCCATAAAAAAAGTTTCAAAACACATTACAGAGATAACCCTTCTTTGGGGGATACCAGAGCTAGCCTTTAGACCTTCTGGATGGCTTCCCAAACATTTTGAGGAGTATAGATCCACACTGGACAAGGTCAGGGCACTGGCTAAAAAAAGAGGTATTTCATTCAAGATACGAGATGGTGTTAAAACATGACAAGTCCAATGAAATTTAGAGATGTCGAAGATGTAAAACTTTTTTTGATTGAGGTGGGCAGGACTGACCTGCTTGAATCGATTGACGATGAATACAAGCCATCTGCGGATCTCTTTGAACTCCTGTATGACAAGAGGAAGCCTTTCCAGGGACTGAGGGACCACAAGAGGTCCAGAGCTGCAAAGCAAAGCTGGAGGCATCACAGGTACAATTACATGTCTGGGATAAAAAGGTTCCATAAGTCAACAAAGGGAAAAAGGTTCCACAGGGAGCTTGGAAACTTCTTAACTAGGACATTATTCACCAATAGAAAATCGATCTTCGCAGAATCAATGGCTGAGTGCGTTGCTTCCATCGCATCCTTGAGGACTCATGTCTATATAGAGAAGCAATATTACATGCCTCTGTATGAGAGCATTGAATACTCGATGTTCAGTGACGACCTGCTGGCAGGGACTTTGAGGCTTGAGGAATCTGTCATGGGTGCGAACCATGCAAGCGGCTGGAGTGGTGGTGAGATTCTTGAGGAGGATGTCGATATAATCCTGAGATCGATCAATCCCAAATGCCTTGCAGGGGGGATCTGTGAAATCACCGAGGGAAATTTTGAGGAAACTGAGACAGAGCTTTGCGGAGTCATTGAAGCTGAGCTTGGAAGCTATCCAGAGATTGTAAGATCATTTTTTAACAACTAGTTAAAATCTAAGAGAAAACCTTTAAAATCTATTGCTGGAAAACTGTATCCGTTTTCCCTTTATCCAAAAAGGAGGAGCAATGTCAGATTTTGAATTTGATGTATTTGAACCAGCCATATCGTTTGTGTTAGATGAGTCCAAGGCGGACGGGGACCATGTCCTGTCCAAGATGAAGGGTTCATTCTTTATGCCCAATGGCAAGTCAAGGAATGGAAGGTTCTATCCTAAAGAGCTTTGGGAAAATGTTCTCAGCAATCCTGAAATACAACAAAAGTTGAAAGAAAAAAGGATGTTCGGGACTGTAGGTCATGGTGTGGAGCTTACTGATGAAGCCATCGGTGAGGGAAAGGCCAGTCATATTGTAACTGACCTGAAGCTTAATAAAGACGGAGTGTCGGGGTATGGAGAAGCTGTAATTCTAAATACCCCTTGTGGACGAAACCTTAACACCATGTTGAGGGCTGGCTCCAAGTTATTTGTGTCTTCCAGGGCCAAGGGCAAATTCAATGGAACGCAGGAAGGTGTGCAGAAAGTTGATCCCAAGTCTTATTTGTTCAAGACTTTTGACTTTGTAACCGAACCTGGATTTCTTGAGGCAGCTCCCAATCTTGTGGAGAATTTAGAAACAAAAACAGACAAAGGGGATACGGGAATGACAGCAGACGGAAAACTGTTGGAAAATCTTTCAAGAGAAAATGTAGAATTGAGAGATCAGGTCAAGGAATTGCTGGAAAGCATCAAAGAGTTGAAGGGTGACAAGAAATCAATTGAGTCTAAAGCTGTCAAGCTTGAAGAGACACTTGGCAAGGAATCTGACAAGTCAGACGTTATAGCTGAGTACAAGGTTATTGGTTCCCCAAAAGAAATCATGGAAGCCATGGACAAGAGCACTGCGCTTGTTGAGAAGTACAAGGTTTTTGGAACTCCAGAAGAAATTGATGAAACCTACGACGAGGTTGAAGAAACAATCACCAAGTACAAGGCACTTGGAACTACTTCTGACATTGAAGAAGCTTTGGACAAGGCCAAGGAACTTCATGAGAAGTTTACAGATCTTGGATCTTCTGAAGAGATCACAGAAGCTTTGGATAAAGCTACTGACCTTCATGAAGAATATAAAGAGCTTGGAACCGTGAAAGAAATCGGTCAGGTATTTGACAAGTCTGAAGAACTTTGCAAGCAGTATGCAGAAATTGGAACACCAGAAGAGATCAGTGAAGTTTACGACAGGGTTGAAGCACTTGTAGAACACCGCAACCAGGAAAAGCAGGAAGTGGAAATCAACAAGCTGGCTGAAGAACTCAGCGTACCTGTTGCCTCTGTAGCCAAAGTCTACGAGTCAATGGAAGCTGACGAGATCAGAGAACTCTTCAAGTCCATCAAGGGCACTGCCGTAATTCAGGAAAAGTACACCAAGAAGGAAGAAGTTGTATCCGACAAGGATGATGACGATGACGACATCAATCCAATGAGTGAAAATTTGACTACAAGACTCATCCGGGGTTTTGGAAAATAAGCATTATCTCTCTGTGTCCTGCACTACAGGTATGGGGAAGTGGGCAATAAGTTTTTAGTTTTAAAAAAATTTTAGGGAGATAATAATGGAAAAAAAGACCGTAGAAAGTATCTGCGAAAGAAAAATTGAAGATCAGGCAGACGCATATTACAGCCGTTACAGGAGCTACATGAAAGCTCTTAACGAATCTACATTGTGCAAGGTTCGCGGCGAATTGAATTCTGGTGACGTATGGTCACTAGGCAAGCAGCTTGAGCAGTGGGAAGATTATCTTGCAGTTTGTGAAGACGCTGGAAACACAAACCTTTTGGGCAAGATTCCACAAATCGCAATGGACGTTATCACTGCCGTTCATGGTGCGTCAATTGTTCCAATCATCGCTGGCGTTCAGCCAATCGACGACGAACAGGGAACTGTTTACTTCAAGAATGTCAGAGCTGAAACCACAAGAGGCGACCAGACAGCAGGCGACATCCTTAGTGATCCAAGAACAGGCGCAGTAACTCCTTCCGGTTATGCAAGCAACTACCTGACAAGCACTACTGATACAGTTGATGCTACAGTTCTTTACAATGTAGCATTGGGCGAAGCTCTTAGGGCTGGAACAATTGTAGTCACAACTTACAGTTCTTCAATCTTTGGTCAGGATGACGGAAAAGGCAACATCCTTGGTGTTGGCATTTCTGGTACAGTCAACTATCTTACTGGCGCAATTGCATTGACATTCCTTGCAAACCCAGGTGCGAATACTGGCGGATTGGTAATCAACTACCAATACAACCAGGAATTGGCGACAGATCTTCCAAAGATCTCAACATTCTTCGATTCCACCAGTGTCCGAGCCAGAGTTTATGCTCTTAAAGCAACTATCGGCATGCTTCAGTCCTTCGGTATGCGAAAGCGTTTCGGAATGATTGCAGAAGATGAAATAGCCAGAGACCTTGTTTCTGAAATCAACAAGGAAATCGGTGGCGACCTTATCAAGCAGCTTTCTGCAACAGCATTGGGCACAACTCAGTTTGACAAGACTCCTCCAACCAACATCTCTTACTTTGAGCACAAGCAGACTTGGAAAGACAAGCTTGCTGATTCTGAAGCAGTTCTTGTTGGCAACGCTGGCCGTGGAACAATTTCTGTTCTTATCGTAGGCCGTGAGCAGGCAGCTGTAATCCAGACTCTTCCTGGATTTGTCAAGTTGACTGATGGGAACACATTAGGTTCTCATGTTTTCGGTACTATCGATGGTGTTACTATCGTTAGAGTTAACGAAGCAGCAGTTCTTGCAGCCAAGTCAGGCATCGCAATTTGGAAGGGCATGAGTCCTTTTGAAGCTCCTGTTGTTTATGCTCCTTACATGCCTTTGGTTGTTACTGCTACTCTTCCAGAAGCACCAAACCCATTAGGTTCGATGAAAGCCGCTGCATTCTGGGCGGGCGTACAGTCTCTCGTTCCTCAGTTCGCAACAAAGTTCAACATGATCGAAACATAAGATAAGACACTCGG